CTACAAAACAATTCATATTGTTCTGATTGTATTTTTAGAAACTCACCTGTCATTTCAGGATAAGTTCTCTCCATATACTTTACGACATCTTGTGTGTCTACCATTTCTTTTTCATACTCACTTGTTCTCAATCCAAGATTTTCTTTCTCTTGTAAGACTTTTGTTGGTGCGTCTTTAATCGCCATTATTTACTCCATATTTTTTTTAGTTGTTTTTCATCTACACCATACTTTGATATAATTGAATATACAACATCTTTACCCATAATGTCAAGTGTTTTCTCAATATTTTGTGAACTTTCTTCAAAGTGTTCACATAATATATCCATAGCCCACTTTTCAATCTTAGATTTCTTCTTAGATTTAGTATATCTTAAGTATGTATTTCCTCTTGGTAGTAGATTTGTATAGAATTGATAAATTGTCTTTGGTTTCAATTCCCAATATTGTTGTATTTCATTTACAACTTCTATCCACTCGGCTTTCATTGATAAAAATCTATGCACCATATAATTAGACCAAGTCTTTTTATCGGCGTCTGTAATGTTGTCCCAATACAATTGGTTCTGAACATTAGTAATTTGTTTTATATGGTCAAATAGTGTTTTTGTTTTCATAGTGAATAACCTTAGATATAAATAAATATCTTGTATAAATCTGAAAATGTATTTTTTTTAATATTGGTTTGTCATTTCCGTTCTTGGAAATGAAATCTTGTGTTTACTATAATCCATACTATCTTGATAAAGTTCATTAACTTCATCAGAATATTTGTATTTACTGACATTATCTTTAACATAAATATTGTTTCTTGCAACGAAGTCTAAATCATCAGTATCATTTAGTAATTGTTTATCACCCTTTGTAATCTTAAACCCATACTCAACATCAAGTTCAAATTCATCTCCGTCAGATTTGAGTGAGAAATTACAATTAAAGTGTGAGTCTTTTAAATTGTATCCTTTGAAGTTATCTCTGATGATAAAGTTAATGTTGGATTTACTTGTAACATTTGCTAACACCCAAGCAAAACCCTTGATTGTTTTTATAAGTTCATTTTCAATAGTATCAACGATATTATTCTGTTCCGCTGATATTAGAAATTCTTTTGTGAAAATACTATTATCTTTCTCTTTTTTTAATTCCACCTCTATATTATTAACCTGTAAAGAGTTTTCTCTAATTCTTGCTCTGTAATATGGTGGCTTTCCACCCTTTTCTTTTGGTGTTGCGTATGAAAAGTCATCACCGATTAAATCTTCACCCTCTTTTGTAAATTGAAATGACTTCAACATTACCTCTATAAAAAATGCTTTTAAGTGTCTAATCATCAATGTATTTTTGTAATCATTAGAAGTCCAAGCATTCAAAATTGTTTTTTCCTTTGATACATCAAAATCATCTCTATAAACATCTAATGGTGTATGGTCTAATATGTCAGTTGACTGCATTAAGTTTAACAACCCATTATTTTCAAAGTATTTGTGATTATCGTATAGAAACTTTAGTTGTAACATAAAATCCATATGATTTTCTTTTGGATAACCCGGTATCCAATTTGCATTATAAAATACATTACTCTCGTGAGCTGATTTCAAGAAGTGACTAACATCATCAGAAGTCTGTCCCTTTTCCATCAATGCCAGTATCTTATTCACTCCATTTTCTACACCAACATTCATATAATTTAGTCCAACATTTACCGCTCTTGATAACAATTCCCCATCAAGTTTTTTATGTGTTCTAAAGTGTCCACCCCAATACATTTTTGGTATATTTCCACTCTCTGTTTCCTCTTCTAATTTGTTGATAAACTTTTTAAATAATGGCATTGACCCATTAATTAATGAATCTGTAAACCAAAAGTTGTTTATACCTGTTTTATTTTCTAATCCTTTCATTTCATCAACAATCTTTTCATTATTTTTATATCTGTATAATCGTGTTTCACTACAAAATGTGCATTTAAAAGTACAACCTCTTGATGTTTGCATTGGTAATGTAACTTCTAAGTCAAATAATTCTGCTAATTTTTTATAATCATCTATTACTTTGGTATCCCAACTTGGTATTTCTAATTCGTTCAAGTTTTGTGGTAATACACCACCATTGAATACTGGCTTTCTACCACTACGACCCTTTTTCAATACCGTAGGAAAACTTGGTGTCATTTTATCCCAACGATAAATACCTTTTACATTTTCATAATGTCCGTCTTCCATATAACGATTTACTAATTCAGAAATAATTTTTTCTCCATCACCTGAACCACAAGCCACATCTACAAATTCTCTGTAATTATCATTTTCAACTAATCCACTACAATCAGAATACCAAGAGTAAGGGCCACCATACCAAATCTGTATGTTCCTATTTTTTTCTTTTAAGTATCTAGCGATGTAATCCGTTGTGATGATATTTGATGTGTAAGTTGTAAATGCAACAACATCATAAGTTGATAATATTTCTATATACTCATGCCATAAATCTTTAAAGTGTGGTAAGATGTTATCTTTAAAATTTGCCTCTGAGTTCCAAGGTGTATCATTACCCCAATCCCAAAACTTTTCTATGTTCTTTTCTTTAGTGTATAACGAACTTCTAATGTTTAAGTCAACTTGGTCAACTTCAACATCCTTGTTGTTAATGTGTGATTTTAAACTACCAATTGCAAACGAAGGTGTTTGAACTGACCATTGTGGACATATACATAATGCTAATCTCATACAAAACAATCTCCTAACATCCAAGTTATCAATGAATATCTTCTACCTTTTGTAATTGGTGTGACTCTATGTGATAAGAACGCAGGAAAGATTGTAATACTTCCTCGTGTTCTTGGTGCGGTATAATTATTTTTTCCTGATTTATCCGTGATACCAAATTCTAAATTTCCACCCTCATATAAAGTTTCATCTGATAATTGAATAATAGCGGTTAGCTTTCTTGTGGAAGTTTCTTTTGCTCCACAATCAGTATGCCATTTGTATTTACCACCATTTTCATATCGTAGTATTTTTACCTTTTCCATTTCTTGTATGTTGTATTTCCAAATAGATTGATTAGATAATTCAAATACCATTTTTAATTTGTTATTGAGTTTCTCATTATTGATTGTAACTTCTTTGTTATCACGAACTTCTTTGTTCAAAATGTTCTCATCGTAATTACCAGCGAGTTCTGATTCGGTTGCTTCACCTGTTTCCAAGTATCTCATCAACTTCTGACATTGACTCAACGATAGAAAGTTCTCTCTATGAACTACAAATTTAAATGTATCGTTTTGTATCATACGAATGTATCCCCTACTGCCCAAGACACACAAGAATATCTTTCACCTTTTGTTATCTCGGTGATTTGATGTCCTGCGAATGCCGGATGTATTATTAATCTACCTGGTTTTTGTTCTATGGTTTTTCCGTCAAACAACTTAAACTCTCCACCCTCATAATCATCATTTAATGACACGATACAAGTTAATTTTAATGAACTGAACTGGTCAATTGGATAGAAATCTGAGTGTGGATTATACCAATCCCCTACATCATATCTATGACATTGTATTCTATTTCTGTAAATACCTTTGATGTTATATTTGTAATGTAATTGATTTGCTACTGAAATGACTTCCCAAAATTTATCTAAATATTTTTGTTCATTGTTTTTATTAATATTTAATAAACAAATACTATCTTCTTTTTCATAGTATTTAGTTTTCTTTCTTTCAGAATTTTTATTTACTTTGTCAATGATATAGTTGCACTCCTCTTTTGTAAAGAAGTCATCTTTTGTTATTACCCACTTGAAATTATTATTTAATTTCAAAGATTCCATATCTATTGGTTTATACATTTTTTATCTTATTTGAAGTGGTCTCCGATAAATAACTCTTGAATTACATATCGTTTACCTTTACTAACTGGCACCACATTATGACATAGAAATGCCGGAAATAATGTTAATGAACCTTTTAATTTGTTCATTGTATACCACTCTTTTGTATCTTTATCTTGGATACCGAATTGAACATCTCCACCCTCATATTCACTCGGGTCTGTTAATTGAACAATTCCTACTAATTTTCTTACTGAACAAGTTCCTGCATTAAAGTCTGTATGCCAACCATAAAATCCACCCTTTTGATATTCTATTAACTTTAACTCGTCATCACACCCATCAATATCAAAATGAAATACACTATCGTTGACAATGTTTGCCATTTGAAACATTTTGTCTTGTAGCCATTTCCAATCTTTATTTGGATTGTCTGGTCTGAACTCATTGTCTTTCTGTTCACATAAATACCACTCATTAGTTTTTCTAATCTCTGGTATTACTGCATTTTTACCTTGCTCATCTCCAACACAACCCGTTACATCTTGTTCTGATTCCATAATATCTTTTAATAATTCATCACACTTTTCTGGTGATAAGAAATTAGGAATTTGAATTAAATATTTAAAGTCGTTATTTTGTTTCTGACTCATCTGATGCTAAAACCCTATTCGCAAAGTAATTCTTGCCGTTGTCTGTTTTGTTAATGTTGTATGTTTCTACAAGTCCGTCAATCTTCTCAACACTAACTACACTTAGTTTGTTTAACTCATCATTTAAAACTTTATCACCGACCTCTAATGGTCTGTAATCTGAATCTATATGTGAATCGCTCGCAACGTAAAATGGGTGGTCATCTGTGGCCATAATTTCAGTATTATCACTAAACTTATATTTGATTAAATTGTCGTGTAATACTTTTACAACCTCTAAAACCGTTGAGTTTTGTAGTTTGCCAGTTTCAACATCATAGGTTTTTATCTTAGCTCCCAACTCAATGTGTTTAATTTGATGATAAGTTCCATCTGATAATGTAATCATTGTATCGCCTGTAAAACATTTGCCTGGTGGAATATTGTGAACCAATATATCTGATGTGAAGTATGTATCAATATCCTCAACATCTAATGAATAGAAAGTTTCTTCTTGTGCTACTTCTGTTTTTGATGTTACTTCGACCTCGTTTGCGTCTTTATCTAAAAAGTAATCTCCAATCTCTATGTCTTCTGGTGTTCCCCAACTCCAAGTATCTCCTTGTTTAAGAAAGTATCTACCACCTTTCATCATAGCTTGTTTCATCACTGGTATTTTGATACTACCATTTATTAAATAATATCCATAATATTCTTGGTTATAGTTTCTAACCACAACTGAACCTGATGCTACTGAACCACTTAAATCTGTTGAACTATAACTCAACCAATCTTCAAAGAAAAATTCATCTGGCATTCCAGCTGGTTTATATGATTTAACAACATCACCAACTTCAACATCTTGAACTTGTTTAGTTGAGTTATCAAACATCTGAATTGAACTACCACTTGCAGTTGAGAATAACAAAGCGTTTTGTATATGATATCTGTCACCACTCAATACAAATTTAGGTGCATATGAAAAATCAAATCTGTCTTTATCTCTTAATAAAATATGTTTATCTGGTGTTAATAGAAACTCTTGTTTAGTGGTCTTTAAGTATCCTGTGTTACTCAATGTACTACCACTTGGAACAATATATGTTTCAATCAATGCTGAACCACTATCTATTGAATTTTGGTAAGTTGGGTTTGATGAATTGTATTTATGAAATAATATTGTATTATCAAACGCTGTTCCGTCTGTATCCGGGTCTTTAATAACAAAGTCAGGATGATATGCATTACCATCCGAAAATGAACCCGTGTTAAATATTGGAACTACACTTGCACTTTCAGGTGATGAACCTAATATTGTTCTAAATACATTTTTATTAAATGAACCACTAACTATGTTTAATAATGTATCATCACTAAACCAAGGTGTTTGCATAAAGAAGTGAAAACTACCTGTGTGGTCATTACTGCCTCTTTCTGAAAAGTATGGTAATGATGTATTTTCTGTAAAATCAAAACTACAACTTATGTTGTGTCTTGCAAAACTTGCGCTGATTAATGGTTGTTGGAATGATGAAGGATTTTCTTTTATGGCATCGTTTTGTCCATAAACATATGCTTTTGAACAACCCTTTTCATTTGCATAATCTGAGATTAGGTTAAATGAAGCTGTTTGTTCATTATAAGAACCATAAACACCACAAGCGGTGTTCATCTCGTTTAAATATATGCTATCCGTAGTTTCCTCTTTGATGTAATCAACACCTGCCATAATACCAATATTAGTATTTGTTGGCCATCCACCACCACTTCCTGTGATGTAATTTAAATAATTTTCTATTTTTGTTTGTACTGACATAATTTTTTCCTATGTATATAAATATCAGATATCTTCTAATTTAGTATAATAAAAGATATTCTCTTGTCTCATAACCTTTAATGCTGGTTTATTCCAACTTTCTAACATAATTGAAGCACTTTTGTATCCCCTTTTGATAACTTCATTACATCTCAACCATACTAAATCACTACCCAACCCTTTATTTCTGTGTTCTGGCATTACATAACGATTGCATAAGTATGGATGTTTTTTATTCCAATCTATAAAACACCAACCACCTTCAACTAAATAGAATGACCACCCATCTTGCAACCTATTTTCTAAATTAGTAAGCGTCCACTCACTCCAAGGTTTTCCAAATGAATCTTTAAAGTTATCCAACTCATTATCTATCATTTCAATTTGTTCCGATTTTATATCATTGTAGTTTGTAAACTCTTGATATTCTGGAACTTCTTTTGGTTTGTAATTAGTTAGATTTATCTCGTAATACACTTGTTAATCCTATTAGTAGGTATTTGGCCAGTCTTTTATGTTGTTCTTCCGTTGGATGAATCTTATCCTCTACCAATGTCATAATCTCCATTGAGTTTAGAAATGAATCTGGTAACATATCAAGTTCATTTTCTATTGGCATAAACTGAATTAGTTCGTGTCCAAATTGTTTACATAAAGAATCCACACTCCAAATATACCTTAATAACTTTTTATTATCAACATCATCGTTTTGAAATTTTGTATAATACTCTGATGAATAGACCAAACTTTCTTTTTTTGAATTTTGTTTCTTGAAGTCGGTATTGAAGTCTGGCACAATTCCTCTAAACATATTTCTTTTTTCACTCCAATATTCTGTTCTGTGTGGAAAAGTCCATTGTATAGTATAAATAGTTTTCTTTTTATTATTTATCAAGTGGTCAAAGAATGTTCTAAAGATTCTATCATTACTACCACCTCTCCAACCATTGTTCTCAACCTCAAAATCTAAGAATGAACCCAATATATAAGGATAACTTTTTTTAGATGCCTTTTCGTATTTTAATTTGAGTGGCATATAGTTTCGTTTGTCTGATTTATCATTAAACCAATCTGGCAAATCATCTAACTCTTCACCAAATGTGAAACTACAACCAAATGAAGTTATTTGCATTTTTCCTCTATAATTTTCTTTAATTTTTCGGCATATAATTCGTGAGACTTTGGTCCTGGATGATTGGTGTGTGTGTAATCCACACAATCAAACTTTACATCAACAAAATCATCTGGCACATCTGAGTGTGCGTCGAAATGTTCTCCCCAAGTTCCCCATATTATCTTATCTCTACCTACAAACTTGTTTATCATTTCGTAGTGATGTAATAAACCAAAGTAAATATTGTAGTCATTGTAATTAAATTCTTTTGGTACACCCCAAGATTTGTAAACAACTCCGTCATCATCAAACCAAACTCTTCTGAATGTATGTGGAATTGTAATGATGAATAATTGTCTTCTTGATTCTGGTATGTAAACTTCAGTTAGTTTCTTGGCTGCAAAATCAAAACCTGTTCCACCACCACCATAATTATGGATTGCTGTGTCATCATCACCCAATAAATGAGCGAAGGTTTGAGTTTGTTTCAAATCCCAACCATAAGTCCAACTACAACCAAGAGTATAGATTTGTCTTCTGGCATTTTCATCATTGTAGATTGGGTCGTGTTGTCTTCCACCCTCTAACTTACCAAAATTATTCTGATATATGTTTAGACCTTCTTCTTTTCCGTCCTCACATACTCTATAATCATCATAGTATAGTTTTTCTACATTATATCTAATTTTCTTGTTCATTATACCAACCACTATCTTTCATTATGGTTTTTATTTGTTCTGCATATAATCTGTGAGACTCAGGACCTGGATGTCTTCCAGCGTAGTCGTGTAAGTCAAAGAATACATCTATCATTTTCTTTGGTATCTCGTCGTCCCAAGTTCCCCATATGATTTTGTCTCTTCCGATTAAACGATTTAATATTTCGTAATGATGATAAAAGTATAAATAATGATTATACTCATTTACCTCTGCCGCAGTTGGTTTGTCCCAACATCTACGAGCTGTTCCGTTATCCTCAAAATGCATTCTTCTAAAACTATGTGGAACCGTGATTACATATATAAAATTCTGATTCTCTTTATGATTGAAATTATGATATACTTCCGTAATCTTCTTAACTGCCCAATCTAAACCTGTTTTACCTGCTCCGTAATTCCACACCGAAGTATTTTCATCACCTAACAAGTGAACAAAAGTTTCTTTTTGTTCTACATCCCAACCATAAGTCCAACTATCACCAAAACAATGTATTTGTAATGGGGCGTTTTTGTCGTTATATATTGGGTCTTGATATCTGTAACCATTTAGGTAAAGGTCGTTTGCTAAATTTATTGGTATTGCTTTTCTACCAGGACCTAATGTGGTATGTCTATGGTCTATATTTTGACCAATCTCTGAACCATCTTCTGCTACATTGATATATCTTATTTCTTCATTGTAATATTTTTCAATGTGTTGAATAGTTTTATCAGAAAATAATGTGTCTGCGTCCGTAATACCACTTTGTTTACTTGAAGGTGGTTTCCATCCTAACTTTTCTAATACACCCACGATTATACTCCTTGTTGGTCTATCATATTTTTTGGAATTGCTCCACAATTTCCACAACTGAAAACTTGCATTGGAACAATGGCTTCTTTACCTGTTGGTGACATCAGTGCTGATATTTTCTTCAAGAAAAATGCCTGTATAAAAGATGCGTTTCCACACTCTTCACACACAATAGTATCTGCTTTTGATATATCTAATTGCTGTTGTCCTTGTGGCATTCCGCCCTCTGGATGACTGCTCATTTAATACTCCCTATTAATTCAACAAACATAGCCATAATGTTGATTTCTTTATCAACTACTACCGCATCTGATTGTTGGTATTTACTTAAAATCAATATACACTCAGCGATATGTCCTGCTCCCCAATCATCTACGGTATCAAACATCAATCTGAATAAATCAGAGAAGTCTGTTACTTTTGAATCTGCTAACAATTGTCTAATGTTTTTAAATGAATTCTTTTTATCTTGTGTTTTCAATATATCTAACACTTGATTTTTATAATCATTTTGAACAATAGTATTTTCGTCAATTGTTAATTGAGAGTTTACAACTTGTCTTTGAGCACCATTGATTACTCGTCTGATATCTGGATAACCACCATTCACAATGGTAGCTATGTCTTTAACATCATACTCTACACTTTCATTTGTCAATATATTTGCCAGATGTTGTGCTACTTGTTTTCTATCAGGTGGAACTATCTGAAATGATTGACAACGACTTTGTATCGGGTCAATTATTCTTTCCACATA